ACACCCATATCTTTAGCCATTCCAGGGTTTTGCGCTACCATGCTTTTTTGTCCTTGAACTACTTCTTGTTGTGGCAATCCAAGAGTATTAAATAAAGCATTTACTAAAGGATTATTACCTAATGCTGAATCTTGGTTTGCCATGTTTCTTTTTAAATAATCTGCTTTTAAATCTTCAAACTTCGCTTGCTGATTCCTATAGTTAGCCAAAGCATTATTTGCGTTTGAAGTTGATACGGCTGCATCATCTTTTGCCGATCCGATAAGAGCTTTTGTTAAATTACTGATACCAGCAGATAAAGCTGGATCCATTGCGTAGGGGTTATATCTTGCTACCATTATTTCATCAATCCATAACTTGTTCCTACTCGACCACCAGCCATAAGTATTTGTGCCAATGGACTATAGGCTTGTCTGTTTGCTGCATCTAATTCTGTTCCTAGTGCAACAGAATCGCCTTTCATAAAATTACCCATCATTTGTGATGTTAATCCAGAACTTGTTAATTGTGGACTTATTGTATCTGATAGAAAAGTTCCAAATGAGTTTAATTTTGCTAAATTTTTGTCATCCTGGGCAATTCGGTTCAGAGCCATATTTAGTTCGTTTTCATTCATTCTTTTGATAAGTTGTGGAACACCATCACTTGTTGCTGTAGGAATAATGTTTCTACCAGTTACCTTATTATATAAGTTTTGCAAACGAGCTGTCTGCTCATCCATTCCAGCATCAAATTTATCTCTACGCATCATATCTGTCGATTGATCTATAGCTGTTCTTGCTTCTTGTTCTTTTGCCGTTCTTCTCTGCATATCTTGGTCAATATATGCTTTCCTTGATTCCATCATTCTATTTGCTGCTTGATTCTGAATCATTGCACCGACACCTTGGGCTGCTGCACTTGCTATTAGAGTTGGATTACACATTATGATATTACCTTTGTTGCTCTACCTTGATAAGGTGTTTGTATACCCATTCCAGCAAAAGGATTCATTTCGCCTAACATAGCTTGCGAAACTGGACTTGGGGAACTGATAAATGTAGCTTCTGGATCTGAAGCTTCATCTGATTGACCAACTTTATTAAACCCAGAAAAGAAATCCATGCTGTTTTTAGTATTAGGAGTTTTAAGCTTATCTACTTTTCCAGCTATATCGAAATCTCTGATTGCCTGTGTTTGCCTGTTTATATCATCAACACTTGTTGCACCACCAACTAACGCTGATAATTGGTCAGAAAGCTTCTTTCTTTCTGCTTCTACCTGGGATCTTTGATCCGTAGCATATCCCATAGCATTATCTGCTAATCTTTGTTGTTCTATAGCTTTTTGAGCTTCAAGACCAGCCAATTGTGCGTCTAAATCTGATTGTGATAAAATACCAGCACTCTTAAATCCCTCGTATATACCTCTTACAGCGTCATCGTAAGATTGCGTAAGCATAGGATTATTGAAATCTGTATAACTTTGACTAAGATCATCAAAATAATCATCAGTAAATCCAGCAAAAGCATCAGCTAACTCTTTTTGTTTTTGTTGCAAAGCACCAGATCTGCCAGCTCTTGCTGAGTCTATTGGAGAGGGTGGTCTATCTACGCCACCAGTTGTTCTATGACCTAAATCATCAGCACCACCAACTCCCAAAGTAACTCTTTCTGGCATTGGTATATCTGTTCCAGCTATTGTATCGTGATAACCAATATTTGTAGGCAATGTTTCTGGTGCTGTGAACTGCTCGTAAAAAGGCTTATCTGGATCAAGACCTATAAACTCCATTACTTGATCGCCAAAAGATTGATTGTTATCAGATGAACTTGAACTGCTACTGCTAGTATCTGTCGATCCAAAATCTGAAGATGTATCGCTACTATCACTGCTCATCAATGCACTCCTTTAATATTTATTATGTTTTTATGTCTTAGTCTTACACTGCTTACCCTATCGTTTTGCAATGATCTTCTAAAATACATTCTTCTACCTGGGTATCGATCTGCAAGCTGTTGAGCTGTATCACGACACATTTTAGATCCTCCACCAAACGGAGCTATAACATCCATAACCCAAAAATTACCCTCTTCTGGCTTTGTTGACCAATCTTCCCAATCTATTAAACCAGATCTACTAAGATATTTTTTTTCTGTTTTTGAATTTAAGAACGTGTAGCTAATAAATCCAATCATATCGCCATCGCCTTGACTATAGTAAACATGACATTTGTTCTTAACTAATGCTGGCAATACAAGTCTATCAATATGCTTCATTGTGTAATGTCTATGCGCCTTACTACACATCATAAGTTTAACAACCTCTCCAACAGCCTGGTATAAAAGAGGGTAAGGATAATTTTTGTCTGTTACTTTTGCTTCTGTAAACATTATTAATTAACGACCTTTGATGAATTTCTTGAACCAAATAATCCACTTAAATCAGATAAATTGTACCTATTTTTTTGTCTATTTTCTAAATCTGCTTGTGTAGCAAGACCTTCTGTTGCACCGACAAATAAAGCACCTAATGGCGAATAAGGTGGTAATTCTGTCATTGCAAGAGCCCTATTTGCTGCATTGGCAGCAATCAAAGATGGATCAGCGAGTGACATATTTTGACTTTGGAGGTCTGCTTTTGCTGATTCCACAGACCTCCTTGCACCTGATCCGTACTCTTTTGCCTTATCAGCAATATTTCTAGCTTGTAATCCATAGCTTTTTTGCAAATCTTTAAATTTCCTAGCGCGAGCTGAACTATTTAATAAGTTAGATCGCGCTAGAGCTAGCGTTAGATCGCTTACAGCATCTTCGAACTGATCGTCAAGTTGTGGCGTTGCGTAGTCTAAATAAGACTTTTCTCTGTCTGAATAAAAATTGTCATCAAATCCACTAAAAGCTTCATCAATCTTTTTTCTACCCTCTCTTATTCTTCCTTGTCGCGCTTCTTCCTCTGCTCTTTGCCTTGCAGCTTCATCTCTCATTGCGCCAGCACCACCATCTCCAAAACACATTACACTATCTCTCCTCTTTGCCACTTCAATGACCCTGGCTTTTGATTATCTCTTACATAAGCAAAAGTATAGAAATTTTCTTTATTTCTTCCGTATCCAGAGATTTTTCTTTCTTTTTTCAATCCTATGAACTCCAACCACTTATGTACGCTTTCGTATCCCTCTATAGATTGACACTCAACCCTATGCGCTTTTGCATTATCCAATGCTGGTATTATATCTCGAATAATTGTCTTTGTCAGAAACCCACCAACTTTTTTTATTTTATCTGTTGCAAACATTCCTAAGTTCCAAACACCTGGACGCATTGGTATATAAGATACAATTGCTATGGGATCATCAGCATAAAAACAATAAACATTGTCATGTTCAATTAACCCATTAACTAAAAATGTAGCTAATTGCGTTTTATCTTCTGCCCATGTAACGCAAACTATTTCTTCATAATCACGATCTCTCATATTCATTGCAACATAATGTATGTCTTGTGGGGTTGCTTTTCTAAACATTAACCAGACTCGCTTTCATTAAAATGAATTGCAAGATTACCAATCTTTGCAGATCCAGTAGTCGTGCAAGTTAATCTTGGCGCAATGTGTGTTGAATATCCTACTATAGTTGCTCTTCCTTGACCATAAGTTGTATTCGCAACAGTACCAACATCTTGTAAAGCTGTAATGTCTTGTGGATCTGTTGCAATAGATATATTCCAAGTGTTTTCACAAGTCATATCAAGAGATGAAAAATCCTTGAAAGATGCTGGTCTTCCAGCGTCAAGAAACGGCATTTGAACTGTTACTGTTGAATTGTCGTATGTCGTTCCATTTGAACCCCCCAGAGAAAACAATTTATTGCCACTTCTACAAAGTATTTGCGATCCATCAAATGCCCACTTATCAATGGTAAACCCAGGTTCATAAATTGACCAAGCACTTACTTTTGAGCTTGGAAAATAGCTGAAAACATAAACTTTGCTACCTATTGCCAGCAAATATCGCCCATCTTTAGGCTCATGTATTGCTGTTCCAGCTCTAGCATTAAGTATATTTGAAGTAATTTCTGCAACAATTAAATCGTCAATTGGGTTTCCTATGTCCCCAACAAAGGCAGCGTTTGATGAATCTCTTGCTCGTAAACTTCTTATTCCAGACTTAGATAAATAAAAAACATCGTTATCTCCAAATTCAATAACGCTATCTGGAGCTATTGTCCCAGTATTATTTAATACTTGTATTTGCTGGTTTTTTGTTTCGTCAGCATCAACAAACCAAATCTGTATTGCTTGTTCAGCTAATACAGCAACATTAGAAAAATAGTTTGCAATAGCTTTTAGATCTTCTGATCCTCTTGCATGGTTTTGGAGGTTTATAAATCCAGCACCAGTAGATCCAGTGTTCCAATCTGTCGGATCATTAACACTTGAAAAGTGTAGTAATGAGTCCGACAAGGCATACATTTTTGTTTTTACTGGACGGATAAAACTTCCAGGCGTGTAAGTAGATACAGCACTTGAATCTGCACCTCCGTCTAAAAAGTTTTGCGTTGTTGGCTGAAACGCTGTAGTTACATTTCCAGATACAGTTATTGCAACAACTTTATTGTTAAATGATGTTCCTTCAGTTTTTGATATAATGTTTACATATTGATTGACAGCAGTTGCTTCATATTCTGGAGAACTGGCAAAATCATTTATGGCAACAGCTATTGCGTTTGCTGTACTGGTGTTCGAAGTTTGCCATATTACTTGTGATTGAATAATTGATACGCCATCAACAGTAATATCAGTGACAGCATTATCTATTCCACCAGAAAAATGGTTTATACTACCGATTGTAAATTGACCCTCAACACTAGCAACTATTTGTTGACCATTAAATGAAACACCATGATTAGGAGCAGTTAAGGTAATTGTATTTGTAGACGCAACAGCAGTAAAACCACTCGTAGATGTATACGAATTTATAGCGTTAGCAACAGCCGTAGCCGTAGTATTATTGCTTCCTGTATGCTGTACGATAGTATTAATAATATTTACATTATTAACTGTAAGTTTTCGTAAAATGTTACCAGAAACACTTGTACCACCAGTGACTTGAAAA